ATCCCATGCCGAACGGCAAGGGGCGCTATCTCGATACGCAAATGAACGCGCTTCATATCTGCACCCGTCCGCAGGTATTGCTGAAGGGCAAGGCCGGCGCGTCCGGGAGCTAATCCGTGCGCTTCAATCATCCCGCAGCAGCGACCGCCTTCCGGGCGGTCGCTCGTATTTTTGGTGAAGTTGTTCGCATCGAGCCTTTGGTAGCAAGTGAATATGCCGTGGCCGTTGCTGACAATGATCGGCCGGCTGTAGCTGTACGCGCTACCGTCGCGCTTTCGCCTACTGTTGATGGATTGGAGGGTGCGCGCCGCGGTAGTGAATTTCAGGGTATGACGCGCCTTGCCATGCGCGAAGCCCGCATTTGGATTACTCCCAACGATTACGCAGCGATAGGTTACGATTTGCGCGTTTCGGATCGCGTCATTCTCGTAGATCGCGCGGGCGCGCCGTCCTATCGCATCTCCCGTCGGCCGGAAATCTCGGATCGCGGTGATGTGATGGTCCACTTGGTTGCTGAGGCCGACCAATGAGCCTTGTCTCGCTTGCGCTTCGCCTTGCAACGATCCGCGCCCTACAGGGGCGCACATGGGCAGAAAATCGCGTCTACGATAGCAAGATTGACACGATTGACGCTATTGCGCTCAACGAAACAGCGCCCGTCATTATCGTAACTACCGATGACAACGAAACTGATGTTGTCGGGCGCGATGTATTTTCCGGCGATCACAAGTTGGAGCTTGTCATTGAGGTCGCTGTTTGGACGAAGGTTGCGAGAGAAAAGCAGGGAGAAGTTCTCATAGTTCCGGCGACGGATGCCGGACTGGAAATTAGCCTAAACATGATCTGCTATCAGATCATGCGCGCGCTTGCCGGCGACGGCGGCGAATGGGGCGATCTCTGGCGCACTATCGTCACTCGCATTTCAAAGGTTACGAGTCGGCGTGGTGCCGATGAAACGAACGGCATCCGCTATGCTGCCCGGCAGCTAATTTTGACGGTTGACCATATCGCGGAACCGCTTCCGGGGCAGATGCCGGCTGAGGGCGATGCATGGCATCGCATCCTGTCGATGCTGAAAGAGGATGCAGAATTTGAGGCGGTCGGAAAGATTATCGAAGGCGAGATTGAAAGCGTAGACCTTATGCCGTGGCAGCAGGTTCGCGCTTCCCTTGGCCTTGCCGATGACGAGGCGACGTGGATTGGCAATAGGCCGGTGAAGATAGTCGAGGAAGCGGTTCTAACTGAGATTGAGATGCAGAACGGCTTCAAAATCAATTCAGAGACGGCAGCCGACGCGAATGGTCCAGAGGAACAGTCGTGACTCTTTCTGAACTTCTCGCCGACTTCGCGCGGCGTATAGCAGAGCTTGAGCGTCGGCAGGATGGCATAATCAAGCGCGGGCGTGTCGTAGAGGTTGACCCCGAAAGTGCCCGTGTCCGCCTTCGCTTGAATGAAGAAAGTGCGCCAGAACCCTTCCTTTCCCCCTGGGTGCCTTATGCTCAGATAGCGGGCGCATTGAAGGTTCACACGCCGCCCTCCGTTGACCAGCAAATGGTCATTATCAGCGAAACCGGCGATTTGCAGCAGGGCGTCGCGGTTCCGATGACTTGGAGCGAACGTAATGAGGCCCCGAGTAAACAAGGGGATGAGCACGTTATTACGTTCGGCAGCTTTAAGGCTGTCCTAAAGGAAAAGGAGCTGATCGTCTCTATTGGAGACGTGAGCGTTCGCATTCATGAGGGCGGCGTTGCGTTTTCAAACGGCCGTGTTGAGCATGACGGCCGGAATATTGGAAAAGATCACATCCACGGCGGTGTCGAGCCTGGACCCGCCAATACGGACGTTCCGGCAAATTGATGGGGTTTCCCGTGTCTGAGCGTAAGCAATACATCGTGACGGAAAGGGCCGGCGCTTGGGTTGCCGGCCGCCGTCGGCCGGCCGATGGCCGGCTTTGGCTGACTGAGCGCGAGGCCGCCTATGAGTTGGCGCTTGGGACCATTCGGCCATACGAAGAGCCGACCCCGCCGGTGGCAAAGAAGCAGCGGAAGCGGAAGGCGAAGGGCTAAGGCGCCGTGTCCATAGGTGTCGGGACTAATCGCGAGACGGGCGCGCGCCTCGATGGCTGGCCGCACGTCGCGCAGGCGTTGGGCGATATCTTTACGACGCGGTACGGCGAGCGCGTTATGCGCCGATACCTGGGCAGCCTTGTGCCGAACCTCCTCGGCGAGAACATGGTGCCCGAAACATTCGTGAAGTTCTTCGCCGCGGTTGGCGTCGCGCTTGAGCAAGAGCCGCGCGTGAAGCTCATAAAGGTCACGCCGCTTTCGGTCGCNCGCGACGGGCGCGCGGGCGTTCGGATAGANCTGGAATACAGGCCGCGCGGACACCTTGGCGATTTCACACCGGCCGGCCGGAAGCGCGTNATTCTAAGCGGCGCGGGGCCACGCTATGACGTAACGGATGAGGGCGATGTCGAGNTGGACTGAGTTTGATTTATCGAATTTCCCGCCGCCCGGAATAATTGAAGAGCTTGATTTTGAGCAGCTATTAGCGCGCTTCAAGGCCGGGATGTCGGCGCGGATGCCGGAAATCGCGCCGCTGCTTGAGCTTGAATATGAGCCGGCAGTCAAGCTCGGGGAGGAACATTCGTTTGTCGAATTGCTTGTGCGGCAGCGGATCAATGACGCTGTGCGCGCAAACCTTTTGGCATACGCGACCGGGTCCGATCTGGACCATTTGGCCGTTTTCTATGATGTCATTCGGCTTCCCGGCGAGACGGATGAGCGGCTAAAGCAGCGCGTTATTCTAGCAATTCAGGGGCGCTCTACCGGCGGAACGGCGCCGCGCTACAAGAGCGTAGCTATGGGTGCTTCTACGCGCGTTGCTGACGCTGTAGTTTATCGTAACGGCACCGACCCCACAGTGCACGTCGCAGTTTATTCGACGGACAACAACGGCGTTCCTGACGAGGGGCTTCTGTCTCAGGTGCGTGCGGCCCTGAATGATCCTGCCGTGCGGATGGTCAATGACACAATTGAGGTCGCCGCAGCCGTCTTTCAGGTTATTGATGTCGAAGCGAATATCTGGCTGCTTCCCGAAACGCCAGACACTCTTCTCGACGTCCTCCCCGATAGCCTCAAGGATCGTTGGTTGCAGGAGCGTGGCCTTGGGTTTGATTTAACGCATTCGTGGCTGATCTCGCGCTTGATGGTTGCCGGTGTTCAGCGCGTCGAGATCGTCTCGCCGGGAACGGATGTCGTCGCGCCTCCTGAGCGCGCAATTAGCATCGGAACGGTCACGCTCAACAATATGGGGCGGGATTACTGATGTTTTCCGCGTCCGATCTTCTCCCGCCAAATGCAACAAAGTTTGAGCGGGCATGGGCAGATACCACGAATATTTACGAGCACACGTACGATGCTATTTCGGCGATGCGCGGTATCAAGATCGTCAATCCGCCGCCGTCGTTTCTTCCGTTCCTTATCTACGAATATGGGCTGGGTGAGTTATCGCCCTATGTCCCAAACCTTTATGAGCTGATCTACGACGGCATTCGGTGGCAGCGCATTCGCGGCACGCCGGCGGCCGTTGCAAAAGGTCTCGGGTGGATCGGGTACGCTGCGGGAATCGAAGAATTTCCGCAGCGGCGGAGGCACTGGAACTGGTTCATGCTTGAGATGGACCGCGTGCGCGACGCCGAAGTGCCGGACCTTTTTCGTATAGAAGGCATTGCTGAGTTATCGACACCGCTTCGTTCCGTTTTTTGGCGGGGCTTTCGTGGATATGATGTTCGCGCGGCCGAGTACAGTCATCGAAAATGGTCGGGCGCGCTTTGGAGCACCTATTCTGGCGTTCGGATCGGCGGGCAGGCCAAATGGAGCTTTGGCCGGACGTACGATTACGATCATGAAATGACGCAGACCGAGCTAGAAGAGCTTGGTGTCTGGATTGAGCCAACAGGAGAGGCGCTGACTTGGGGTGACTTCCCGTGGCCGGACGTTCCGTGGGAAGACCCGGATGGCACTGCTCGCTCAATTGTTATGCTCGAAAACATTCCGGCCGGGCCGACTTGGGTTGTCTTCAAAGATGCTAACGGTGACGTTATCGGTTATCGACGCGCTCGCGCGCGTCATCAGGTCCGGCCAGATATAAACGGCCGGTATCGCGTCGGGAATGATCGGTTTGAGCCGATAGCTAGCGGCGGAACGCGCCTCTATATCGAGGCTCTTACAGGCTTTGGAGACGGCTACGGCTCAACTGCCGCGACGGCCGGTATTATTCTCGGGGCGCAGCCTGTTGATCCATTCCCGGCCGGTGCTTTGTGGGTGCCGCCCGGCGGGCTCGATACTGATGGTCCGATAATCGCCGAACGACCTGTCCAAATCGAGTTTGGGCGGACGGTACGTGAGCGCGTCCGCACACTACTTCGCTTCTAAGGGGTTGACCGAATGGCATTTGAGCATCCGTCCGGCGTGCCGGGCGCATACGACCGCGCGCACGCTAATCCTGATTGGGCGCGAGTTGTTGTTCGCGAGGATCGCCTAGCGCAGGGCGCCGAGATCAATGAGGCGCAGACCATTCTTGAGCGCAAGGTGCGCCGCGTCGGCGACATGACGGCTAAGGATGGCGACCGCGTTGCGGGCGCGGGCATTGCCGTTATTCGCGATGAAGTTGACCCGACCAAGGGGACGATATTTCTGACTGCCGGCGATATCTACGTGCGCGGCGATGTGCGGCCGGTTGAGGCGAAGACATTTACGGATGTATCGCTCGCGGGCGATGTAATTGTCGGCGTTCGCCTTACGCAAGATGTTATCACAGAGGATGATGACCCATCCTTGCTTGGTCTTGAGCCGGGAACAGAGGCCGAGGGTGAGCCGGGCGCTGCTCGCGTAGCAGAGAAGATTTCATGGGCGCTAGAGGACGATGGCGGTGACGGAGATTTTTTTGCCGTTTATCTCGTGCGCGATGGCGATATTATTGATCAGACCCCGCCACCGAACCTGTCCGGTATCAATCAGGCCATCGCGGTTTATGACCGTGATGCGAATGGCAATTACATTGTGAGCGGCTGCCGTGTCACAGCGCTTGGCAAAGAAGGTGACTATCAGATTTTCTCAATCGAGGAAGGCGTTGCCAATATTCGCGGCTTCAAGCGCACGCGCTATGCTGCGACACGCTTTCCTGTCCTAGAGGAATGGGATTTAGCGACGGTCTCGGCTGAGCCTCATACGTTTGATGATGGGAATACTGGCACGGCAGTTATTCGCCTCAATCGTGGTCCTATTCACGCTGTTACGTCGGTTATTGTCACCAAAGAGGCGACCGAGACCATTGTGCGCGGGACGCCGAATAACACGAGCGATCCTCTTACTCACAGCGGCGTGACGGAAATCCTTGAGGTAAAGCAAGGCGTAACAGTCTTCACTCCAGATGACGATTACAAGCTGTCAGCCGATTCTGTTGATTGGTCGCCCGGAGGCGCCGAGCCTTTGGGCGGCACGTCGTATACCGTTACATATCGCTACCTTGATGCTGTAACGCCCGATGAAGTTGGACACTTTGATATTACCGTGTCGGGCGGCGTTACAGGCACGCCGGTGCTCGTCGGCTATAGCTGGAAGCTCCCAAGAATTGATCTCGTTTGTCTGAATGAGTTCGGCGAACCGGTTTATGTGAAGGGTGTCCCTGCCCGCGACAGGCCCGTCCCTCCCATTGCGCCCGCAACGCTTCTCCCGTTGGCTGAGGTTACAAACAATTGGGTTGACAAGCCGACTGTCGTTAATACCGGGCTTCGCTCGATCCCGTACGTAGAGCAGTGGAAGTATTTTAATCGTCTGTTCGACGCGCTTGCATTGCTCGCTGAGGAACGTTTGCGCCGTGACATTGATAGCCGCGAGCCGGTAGCGAAGCGGGGCATTTTCGTTGATCCCTTTG